TTATGACAAGCTCTCGGTCCATCAGGGTGTCAACGTCTATGTCCCCGATGTCTCCCTCTTCCAAGTAGAGTCCGGTCCCGTCCCGCTGATCAATGGAAGCCGCTGCGTCAAAGAAGGCTTCGATATCAGTCGACTCAATGTCAACGTCTTCGTCCGAGTAGCCCTGCCTGACTCCGGTGTACTGCTTTTCAATGTCGTCGTTCACAGCTTCAACGATTGTCTCTCGTGAATCTTCAGCCGGTTCCTCGACGGATGCAGCTTCCTCCACAGCAGAGTCCAGCAGTTCGTCATACTTCTTCTCGGTGGCTGAGACCACCTTCTTGACCAGAGAGTCACCGCCGTCATAGGACTTCAAGATCACGATCTTGGTGTTGCCAGACTTCGTCCTTACGGTCACAACTACAGCGGAATTCGAGGCGAAGTTCTTCTGCACAACCTTGCTGCCACGCTTCTCAAGATCGGCCACAGGCTCCTCGGCCCACTCTGGAAGACCCTTCTTGAGTACGTGCTTACGGCTCTTCTTTGCGGTCTTCCGTGGCTTCTTGCGTCTCGACTTCTTTTTTGTCGTGTCTACGACAGGCCTCTCGGCAATCCCCTCGATCCCCATGTCCGATGCGACCTCGTTGAACACTGAGGTCATACCCCTGTACAGCTTGTCTCGGAATAGGGAGTTCCTGATTCGACGCAACCAGTCCCGCATCATCTCAAAGGCGTTGCTGTCCGTCTTGGCGATCTTTGAAACAAGGCCGGTGGTGATAAAGTGGTCGTCCATCAGGTAAGCGAGGGACTCCTCCCTGATCAACTCGTCTAGCCTCGATGCGTTTGCTTCGCCCCGATAGTCAGAGTAAGGGTCAACGTCCAATCCCTGAGCAGCCTCGAACTGCTCCAAGAAGTTCTTTTTGCCCTGCTCAAGCAGCTTCCCGTATTTCGAGTCGTCAGCCAGCGTCTTGTAGAGACGGTCCCAGACACCCCCGAACTTCTTCTTTAGCTCATGCGTGAACTCATGGGCAAAGGTTCCGGTGATGGCCTTTCTCATACCCTCTTGATCAAGAACCCCGTCCTTCATGTGCTTGTTGATCGTTGGGACGGTTATGTAGATCCCGTCTCCAGAGTAAAGACCCTTGATGTTGGGGTCGGATGTCTGGACAAACCGGATGTCCCTGCCGTTGCGGGTCTCGTTACTAAGCTCCTTGGCAATGGACAGCATTCTGACAGCGGTGTCTTCGTCTGCGTCCTTTGGTATGAGGTCCAAGTGACCAACGATCTTGGCGTCAGGGTCCTGCTGAAGGATGACTTGGGGGACCTCAACCTTGAGTTGCTCCGCTGCTGGGGGGGCGGGGACAACGTCACTGGTCACGCTTTCCGCCGGAACCTTTTGTCCCATCCTCTCCGTGATGATTTCAAGCAACTCCTTGCCAACATTCGTGGCCTCGAAATCACCACCGTCAAGCCGACTGGCAACACCCCTCGCCGCCTCTCTTGTCTTATCGTCTCGCCCCTCGTCCTCGGCCACGGACTCCCAGTATTCAAGCTCTGCCTCGTTTTCTGCCTTGCTGGACAAGTCGGAAAGGTATTTCGATAGCTGGCCATCGGCGGCGGCTTGCCGGTTCTCCTCTTTCTTTAGGTCTCCGTATTCTCTCTCAAACGATTCCCTAACCTCGTCAGGCATGATGAGAACGGAGTTTCGGCTCGGGTCGATCATGAACTTCCAAGCCTTCTCGGCCCCACCATGCGCCAGCTTGGTGCCTCCCATCATGAACATAGTCTGGGAGGCAGTGTCTTTCAGTGCCTGATACATGGGAGACGTTTCAAAGGTCCCGTCGTCCCCTATCCATGCGTTCCGGTACTTTCCTTCCGGCATGGTCGCGACACGGGTCATCTCTTGTAGCACCGTCGTTATCTGCTCTTCAGTCATCTCGGCCAAGAACTGCTTGCCGAACTCTTTGTTCAGGAAGCCCCACATGCCATGGCCAACGGACTGACTAAGCCCTTTTTCTAAACCACCCAAGCCAACCATTTGAAACACAGACATCACGCCCGCTTCGAACGCACCCTGCTTCCACGCTAGGTTGAAGGATTGCCTAGGAGACAGTCCGTAGTCCAAACCCTCCACATAGGTGTCGTTGGCGGTGGACGCTGCGGCCCCTCCCGCCATGAAGGCGAACGAAGACCCTCCGGTGAACTTCGCAGTCGCTGCCGCTAATGCGGCTTGTGTGTAAGACCTAGAGGCACCGTACAGGTTGTCGTTGACCCACTTTCTGGTTTCCCCCAACTCGTCCGCTGTCATCCCCAAGTCCATCCCCATGCTTCTGGCTTGGGTTGAACGAACCATCCAGTTGGAAACCTCGGGGTCAACCATCCTCGCGACAGCAGCCCCTAACGACTCAACACCTGCGGCGGGGCCGCTGGTGAGGGACTGCATCTCCCAAGGCATCCAGCTATCGGATCGCTCCGCAGCTTGTTTCTCAGCCTCGGTCCTCTTCCAGTCCTGTATGTACTGGAGGTCCCTGAGGCGTTCCAGTTCCCGTTGCTCGTGGCCTGCTGACCAACCCTCTCTTGTTTGCTTGAGGGCGTCGATAAACTCGTTGGTATAAACACCGCCCCCCGAAGGGGACTCGTGACCAACGAGGTCGATCAGGCTAGGCTGTCCCAGAACGTCCCTGTAAGCCTCTTGGGCGTGCAGGGGTTCTTCGTACAACCCTAGCTGGATGGGGCCATTGGCCATCTTCTAAAAACTCCCTGCGGCTGGATAAGGCTCTGGGGGCATGTCGTAGCCGCCATGCGTCTCGGTGTACGGATTCACTGGAGGCAGGATGTCAGACATGCTTCCGAATACGATCCAAGGCTTTTCAATTGCCTCGTCGAGGTCGGGAGGAATTTGGATGATCTTCTTGTTCCAGAGCGTGGGTCGACCGCCCTTGATCCCTTTCTCGTTTTGCACGGACAACTCGTACTGCTCCATGGACCTCTGTAGCCAGTCTGCGGCCATCATGCGAAGCGAGTGTTGTTTGCGGCCCTGTTCCCCTGTCATGGAGAGAACCATTTTGTTCCTGTGCATGGAGTCCATTTCAATGTGGTTGACCTGACGCATGATGTCCAGTGCGCCGACAAGTTTCCGTGAGTCAAACCGCTCCTTGGTGTTGTGGAACTTCACTCCACCCATGTCCACCAGTTTCTTTCTGAATCGGGGGTCCTCTGCGATTTGGGCCAGCTTGGGGAGGTCTTGAGCCGTGGCTTCGTGGCCTCTCTTCATAGCCTTGACGATCCGGTCAACCTCAAGCTTTTCCTGTTCTCTCCTTTGTCTCTCTCTCTCTAGTTCGTTGATGTCTGGGCCATCAGTAAAGCTTTCAGGCTTTGTAACGGGGATGTCGTTTCCTTGCGGGTCCCCTAGGGTTCGTTTCGGTAACGGCGGCACGTTCGGGTTGGGGTTCACGTCTACTTCGTGTAGTGGAGTCCGGTCAAAATCGTCCTGCTGTTCATACCTAGATGGGAAAAATTCCCTAAACTGCTCTGGGGGTTTCGGCCAGTTCTTCTTTAGGTTTCTGGCCAGCCCATCAAATGCTTCGTCGATCTCGGGTTGGGTTTTCCCAGACAGGGCCAGTCTCTCGGTTAGTTGTGCGCCCTTGTCTGCCAACTTTTGCCCGTAGGCTGCATCTTGGGTGCGGAAGTAGGTAGTGGCTTCTTTCATCGCCGCCTGCTGCCGATCCCTCTGGGGGTTATCCAGTGCCGTAATGGTGTCGCCGTGTGCGTTCTTACCGATGACAAACCGGTTGCCCTGCGTGTCGGTGTGAATTGCTCTCTGGAAGCGGTCTGCTGAGGTGTCTGCCGAAGCCGCAGCCTGTCCGCCCATCGACACCACGCGACCGTCAAGCTGACGTATCGCTCGCAGCATTTGAGCGTCGTCCAGCATTCCGCTTCCGCCACCAACACGCACCCTGTCGCCGTTGGGCCTGCTGATGAAACGCTCGGGACCTGCTGGACCTATAGACCGCAGATACTCAAGACCCTTGTTTTGGAGTCCAATCGCGGCTTTCTGCCCAGCCAGTTGCCTTTCGGCGTCCGCCTCGGCGTTTAGGCGAATGGTCTCGGGATCTCTGGCCCGTCTGTCAGCCGCTTGCTGCTTCTTTATGGCCAGATCGTTCTGCCAGTGTGCAGTGTGCTTTGCAGCGGCACTGTTGATAAACGGACTGGCGACGCCAGACACCATCCCCGCAGCCAGCGACACACCCCGAAAGATGTTGTCAATGTCTTGCTGGCGTTGCTGCCGCTCGATGGCCCGTTGCTTTTCCTTGTACTCGGCGGCACCGGCAACATACCCCGCCATCCCCATGGTGCCGGGGTTTGGTCCTGTTGAAATTCTCATTTTATCCTGCTCCTAACTGCCCCCAAGGGAAATTGTGTGCGTCGCGGCCTCCCGCTCCCGAAGCACCCACCTGCTGCGCCATGTTGAAGGCATCTACCCCACCGAGTGACGACGAGAAGTCAACGCCCGTTATCAGTGCGACCATCTGGTCCGCAGCGGACGCAGCAATGGCGGCACGGTTCTGCAACCCTTGGTTGTATATGTCGCGGCGACCCGCAGCGGCGGAACCTGCGGCTCCCGACATGGCGTTTTGATAGGCGGTCGACCCCGGCGAGACGCCTGCTTGGAACATGCTCTGACCGAGATCGGATCTCCTTTGCTTGTACGCCCCGCCGTAATCCCTGAGAGCGTCTTGCTCGGCTATATCAATTGCTCTCATGGTCTGATCCATGGTCCCGCCGATAAGCCCCATGCTCGCCTGCAATCCGTAGAGTTCGAGCAGTCTCGATTCCTTATCCGCAGCGTCACCTTTTGTAAAGAGAGCGGCCAATTCGGGGTTGTCCGGCAGTTTTTGTGACCAGTCAGTTGGAATACTGTCTTCCAACTCAGCCAGAGTGCCATGGTCGGGGTCGAACAGCTTTGTGTTAAATCTGCTCAGAGCGGACATTGACGCTTGGTCAAAGAAAGCCTGAGACTGTGGCGAGAGGTGCGGAAAGTTGTACGGTTGTTGGGCTTGTTCGTTAGCCATTGGGTCAGCCTCGTCTGTTGGTTCTTCGACTGGTATAAGCGGCTCGCCGGGGGGCTGATTACCGAGGTCAGGATCGGGTCCGATGAGCAACGGGCCGTCTGTTGGTTCTTCGTCTGGTATGAGCGGCTCGCCGGGGGGCTGATTACCGAGGTCAGGATCGGGTCCGATAGGACCACCAAGAGTGTTATAAGGTACTGGGTCTGGAGTTGTCTCTGGTGGATCGAGGACCGTGGGTCCGTCATAAAAACTAAACGTGTCTGCGTAGGCTCTGCGAGAGGCGTCGGTGGCCTCTGCCCCGTACAGTTCAGGAAAGGCTTCTGCCAGCGGATGTGAGCCGGTACCGATCCCCAAAGACTCAAGCTCTGCCCTTCTTTCGTCGCTCAATTCCCACAGGTTGGTTTCCGTGTTTAGGACGTATCCAGCGGACTCAAAGTCGAGTGGACCGAGTCCCTCGAAGAAGCCAACGCTTTTCGCCAACTCCGCAAGGCTGGGTCCCTGACCAAGGGTGTTCAGCCCCTGACCCAGTGCAAGACCCGAACCATAGTTGAATGCTGCTGCGTCGTGAGCAAAGGTGGGCTGGCTGTGATCCGTCCAGAGCCTACCGTGGACATCCGTCCACCCTTGCCCGAAATCGTATTCGTCTTGTGTCAGGACGGTTCCGTCATCTTGCCGTAGGTGGTCTGGTGCGTCGTACCACCCCACCCTTTGCTCAGTCTCGGTCAATGTTTCGCCGAAGTCGTTTGGGTCTGGCACCGCATTGCCCTGCGGCCCTGTCGCAGTCTCCACACTCATCAGGGTGCGGGCGATGTCTCCTCCCAATCCGCTGCGATTTGGGTCGATGCCAAGCACCTTGTCGAAAAAGCCGCCGCTGCCGGTCCACGAAGTGGAGCCGCCTTCGTCGCTTCGCCTACTACCCATGACTACTCCTCTCCCACGCCGATGTCCACGGACATCACGTCGCTTTCGATTTCTTTGAGGATCGACTTAGAAGCCAGACGATGCTCTCGGGCGATTACATGCCCCTTTACCCAGTTCGCAATCTGCATCCTAACGAAATCCTCCTTGGACATCGCCTCTTCTTCTTCTAAGTCGTCGTACCCGAACTTCTCGCATATAGCGTCTACGATGCGGTCTTTGTGTTCGTCGGGATAGGTGATGACTAAGGTTGCCATGGGTTGGTCCTATGAAGTTGTGCTTGTTTGACTTGCTGTAAAGCTAGCCACCTCCGGGCATGCCACCGTCACCTTGTGCGGCAGACCCAGACTTGACCGCGATCCAAACGTTATCCGAGTTCGACCCGATCAGGGTGATCATTTCCCCAACATGCTTCAGTTGGTCGCCACGGGTCCCGTCGTTCGTGGACCCAAACTCATCGTTTTTTTCGATTTGCTGACCTGTGTTGGGGGCAATGGTAAACCATCCGGTGTTGCCGCTCTCTACTGTATGCATAACGTACCGGATAACCCTGCCCTTCTCGAATGCCGCAGGGGCTGTGGCTGTGGTTTCTCCGTCGTCGTTGACCCTGAGGGTTACAATGTTCTGGGTGGCAGTGGTTGTGAAGTTGCCGCTCTTTTTACCCGCGATATGAAAAGCCGAACTTCCGTTGACGTGAAGGGTGGCCTTTGGCGAACCCGTGTTGACCCCGACCCGATCCTCGCTCGCATCAACTACGAGCATGTTGGCCGACCCAGAACTAGACGCCTTGAAGTCTGCTGTCGATTTCTGCTCGGGGTTGAACTCCAGCTTGCCGTCTGCATCTACCGTCAGCCGTTCGACTGTCGTCGGCGTGGCGGGGTCTGTTACAGGTGTTCTCCTGCGGTACGTTCTAAACTTCAGTTCGCCGCCGTTCCGGCCCAAGCTGTCCCCTGCGTAATCAAACTGGAGGTTTCTTTTCGCACCGCTGGGGTTATCGTTGACGTTGGAGTTGCGGAAGGTCATATTGCCGGTCCCGACAATATCGACCCAAGCGTTGTCTGCCGCCCAAGCTGGGGCGGAACCAGTGTAAGCGTTGGTGTTCAGTGTTATCTGGGTTTCGCTGTCCACGGAGTCAATTGTGAACCCGTGATTCTGATCTGCGGACGCCGTGGAATCCGACCCAGCGGCACTGAAGATTATGTGGTCATCGGCCGACATTCCTTCAGTGGAATCGACTGTTACGACAGCACTGTCAGCAGCGATGCCCCCGTTCAACAGGGTCTGGACGCCCTCGTTGGCGATGAAGTTCACCGTCCCGCCGCCCTTGGGGCCGAGGACTGAAGACGCCCCGTAACATCGGAGTCCGCTGTCTGATGTGATTCTCCCTGAAGGTTCAATCGTAAGGGCGGTGTCACCGCCCGCTGTCTTTTGCACAAACGCAGCGTCAATCGTGATGCCAGCGATTTTGGTTTCAACAGTCGTCGTCCCCAGAATCTGCATGCTGGTCAGACCGGCGAACGCTGTTTGGGTCGCACCCAGAGCTATGGAGGTGCTGCCAACCGTGACCGTACTGTTGGCCAGCTTGCCGTTGGCGATGCTCCCGTCCAGTTGTGCGTTGGTAATGGTTCCCGTCAGACTGCTCGTGGGATAGCCAGTGGCGTCTTGAAGGTTGAACGCAGGTGTGGCATCCGTATCGCCTAGAGACAGAGAGACACCCCCATAGGACACGGAGGAGTTGGCTAGCTTGTCGTTGGCGATGTCGCTCAGGCCAAGCGTTATCGTCCCAGCACTTGTGATCGGAGACCCGCTGTCTACGTCGATGCCGTCGACGCCGTTGATGGCCACACTGGTGACGGTTCCGGTCGTCGTAGAGTAGCTGTAGGACTCGATCTTGTCGGCTATTGCAGCCGCAGTCATCAGGGTGGTGTCGAGGTTATCGAAAGTCTCCGAAGATGTCTGAATCTGTCTGACAGTCACGGGGTCCTGCCCGTACGGGCTGAGTGTGAATCTGTCGTTGATTATGATTTCGCTGTCGAATCGCGACACCCCATAATCAACCCAGAGGGAGTAGGCGTTTGTTATGAGGTTCTGGACCCCCGGCGAACTCCCGTCAGTAGTTTGTACCGGTGGCCCTGCGACATATAGAGTTGTCGCATTGGTGGTGGTTACGTCACCATTTTCCGATCTCAAGGTCTGCTGGCCCAAGTTCACAAGGCGGAAGTCTTCGGCTGCTGTCCCCCCGTTGGCCGTATCATCGTCTCTCCAAGTGTCAGAAAACCCTGACCCAGCGTCCGTGTTTATAAAGTGGCCTTTGTTGCTGGGCGTGTAGTCGTGTGTCCCTGTTGTTTTGTGTACCCCCTTCGCCGTAATAACCCCACTTGTTTCGTCGTCACCATCGTTCCTCAGGAACTTGTCTTGGACAGCCGAGGCCGGAAGTTCGCCGGTAACATCGTCAGCGAGGTCCACCGCCCCCAGCGTGAGCGTATGCCCCTTCGTCCCCCCAGCACTGATGTAGTTCAAACCGGCGGCAATGGACAATGTGGGCGAGTTGTCCGTCCCCGCAGCATCGACACCCAAATTGTCTCTTGCGTCACTTGCATTAGACGCCCCAGTGCCACCGTGCAGAATCGCCACATCTGTAGCTGTCCACGTTCCAGTGGCAATAGTGCCAACGGTGGTGATGTTGGACGTGCCAGCCCAAGTGGACAGGGCTGTGTTCTCCACGTTGTTGAGGGAGAGGTCAGTCTTCACCTCGCCGTAGCTCCGACCCTCAATGCCGGTAGCCGTGAACTTTGCGTAGTCGTCGTCCGCTGCGTCGGCGTCATCGACCCTTACGGAGTTGGTGTTTGCAATGCCGAACGTGAGGGCGGCTTGATAACCAGCAGCGTCGTGGTCTCCCCAACCGTAGGCGGTGTTCCAGTTGGCGGAAGCGTCGGCGACGATGCCGTATGTCCCAGCACCAGTCCTTTTCATTAGGCCGTTGGAACCAAAATCCCCGTCGACCACAACATCTGCGTGGGAGGTTTCTGACGTGAGGTAGTTATAGCTCTCAATCTTGTTCTTGATTGCCCCCGCAGTCATCAGGGAAAAGTCGTGGTCGATAAACGTATCCGTAGATTCCAGTACATTGTTGAGATACGTGTCGTTGAGTGTGAGGTAAGTCGCTTCAACGGCACCGAAACGAGACACGCCCGACTCAACATAGATGGCGTATCGGTTTGTGATGGTGGTTTCGGACCCCGCTCCCGCAAAGTTGATCGGCGACCCTTGAATGTACAGGGTTGTTGCGTTGGTGGTGGTCACGTCTCCGTTTGTAGATGTGAGCGTGGGGTATGGAATATTGATTAGGCGGAAGTCTTCGGATGCCGTCCCCCCGTTGGCTGTTGAGGTGTCATTCCATCGCGTCGAGAACGACCCGCCAGCACCACTCTCTATAAAGTGTCCTCCTGCGTCGGGGGTGTAGTCGTGAGGCCCAGTGCCAATGTAATGCTCAATCTTGCCAGATGTACGGAACCCCGCAGCCGTGATGATCCCAGTTGTGGTGTCGTCGGCGTCGTTTTTCAGCCAATCGTCAGATGCACTGATTGTCACCGCACCGCCAGACTCGGCGATGTCGACCCCATCGCCAGCAGTGAAGGCTAGAGTCTCTGACGAACCCAGCGTGTTTCCACCAGCCGTAACCGGCCTCCACGTGTTCGTGTCGGTTGTGACGTAACCAGCACTTGCGTGGTCTCCCCAACTGTAGGCGGTGTTCCAGTTGGCAGAGGCGTCAGCGACGATGCTGTATGTCCCAGCGGAGCCACCCCTCTTCATCAACCCCTCGGAACCAAATTCCGAGTCAACCAAAACATCTGCGTGGGAGGTTTCTGACTCTAGGTATCTGCCGTCTAAATCGACCGTGAGGTCCGCCAACGCGCCAGTCCTGCCAACCGTCAGGATTCCAGTGCCAGTGGCGAAAGCCAAGGAGTCGACATAGTTGTCGGTGTCGGTGGCCGTGTTAGTGAACGTGATCTTGTCGCCATCCCTCGCAACCGAAAGACCTGTACCAGCCTCCAAGACAATGTCATCCGTCCCAGACCCAGACCCACCAGCCGTCAGGCGGATGATCTCCTCGTCGGTTTCGGCCCCGTCAACACACGAAATCGAGTAGGTCGTGTTGGTGTCGGTTGTGATGTAGCCAGCACTTGCGTGGTTGCCCCAACCGTAAGCCGTGTTCCAGTTGGCGGATGATGATATGTCGGCGTCTGCAAGCGTCCCTGTGATGTTTGAGGCCCCGAGATCGACCGCAATCTCTGTGGACTCGATGACAAGCCCGCCGTTGGCCTTGAGGTCTGCCGAGAAGGTAGTCCCTGTCAGGTCAAGGCCGTCTCCTGCGTCGTAGGTCGTGTCGGTGACCGTCTCCGTGGCAGTCGTAATGGACGTAACGTGACCGTAGGCATCCAGACCCACGTTCTGGATGTACACCCTCCCCGTGTTGGATGTGCCTGTCTGATCGGATGTGTTGGCGTGGTTGAACGTCGTCCCGCTGAGTTCCAGTGCGTCGCCAGCCGAATAGGTCGTGTCTTGGGAGGAAATGGTTACCGTGTCTGTTCCGGCGTTCGTTGTGATGGTTACGTTGTCGCCGTTGGCGAGCGTTAGCGTGTCGGCTGTCCCATCCGCCAACACGCTTGGCTGACCAGACACGGCCACGGTCGAGAATGCGTTGGTTACCGTGTTTGTGTCCGTGCTGGCTATCGTCATCTGGGTGGCACTGTTGCGGGTTACAGTGACGTTCGCACCACCAGTGATCGTTATGTCGTCATTGTCTCCAGTTGACGGGTCCAAGCGTATAGCCGTTGTCCCATCGGGGACAAGGAGGTCGTAGGTGGTGTCGCTGCCCTCCGACTGGAGGTATCTCCCGTCCAAGTCCACCGTCAGGTCTGACAAAGAGCCTGTAAGCCCAACCGTCAAGACTCCTGTCGACGTATCGAAGGCCAAGGAGTCGGCGTAGTTGTCTGTGTTTGTGTCCGTCGCCCCAATAGTTACCGTCCGCACATCTCCGTCAGATGTGACATCAACGGATGCTGCCCCTGTTGCTGCAAACAAAACATCGTCGCCGTGAGCCACATCAAACGTGTCTGACCCATCGCGAACCTGCCACACAGTCAGTTGGTTGGTGTTGGTGTCTGTCACATCGTTGGTGATTGTTACTGCACCCGCAGACTCGGTGATGGAAATGCCGGTCCCAGCGGTGAAGGCTAGGGGTTCGGCTTGTGCCAGAGTGTTACCACCGGCTGTAACCGTCCTGTGGGTGTTCACGACTGTCTCGGTCGCGGAAACCAAACCAGTGACGTGGCCGAACGTGTCCAGCGTCACATCTTGTATGTAGGTCCTCCCGCTGTTGTTCACGTCAGCTTGGCTTGATGTGTCTTCGTGAGAAAACACAGTCCCCACAAGGTCTAGCCCGTCCCCTGCGCTGTACGTGGTGTCCGCTGTCATGTCGTCGACAACTAGGTTGATTTTCCCATTGTCGTCGTCGTACGTCACCGAAATACGAGTCTCTGTGTTGTCCTCGAACATCGCCCCAACGAAGTCTTGGACCTCCTCTGCCGACAACTGGGTGTTCGTGTCCGTCACCTCGTTGGTGAAAGTGATCTTGTCTGACGACCTAGCGATGGAAAGTCCGGTTCCCGCCTCAAGGATCACGTCGTCCGTGGTCCCCACCCCGTTTATTGTCCCACTGAGGCGGATGATTTCCTCGTCGGTTTCAGCCCCATCCACACAGGAGATCCCGTATCTGGACACGTCCTGTGTGTTGGTGTCGGTAACCGTACAGCCAATCGTCATCTCCGTGGCACTGTTTCGCGTTACGGTGATGCCAGTGCCAGCCGTAATGGTAACGTCGTCGTTGTCTCCCGTGGATGGGTCGAGCCGTATGGCTGTGGTTCCATCAGGGACAAGTAGTTCGTACGTGGTGTTGGTGTCGGTGACAGCAGACGTGTTGGTTATCGTCACCACGCCGTCAGCTTCCGCAATTGATATTCCGGTCCCTGCTGTGAACGCCAGTGTTTCGTCTGTTTCTAGGGTGTTGCCAGCAGCCGTGACTGGCCTCCACGTATTCGTGTCTGCCGATGAAATCGTGATGGTATCAGACGCTGGGGTTGTCGTGATGGTGATGCCGCCAGCTTGAGCAAGCGTCAGAGTGTCGTCATCAGCCTCCGCAACCACATTGTCCTGCCCGCTGACTGATATCGTCTTGAACGACGGCTCGTTTGCCTCCCCGCCGGTCATGTCATCAACCACCAAGTCAATCGTTCCGTCACCGTCTTGGTATGTCGCAGAAATCCTAGTCTCCGTGTTCGACGAGAACATCGCCCCCACGATGTCTTGCACCTCCTCGGTCGTGAGCTTCACTTCTGTCTCAGTCGCTGAAACCAATCCGGTAACGTGGCCGAATCCGTCCAGAGTGACATTCTGTATGTATGTTCTCCCGCTGTTGGCAGTACCGGCCTGACTTGAGGTGTCCTCGTGTGAGTATTGCGTACCCGATTTTGTAAGACCGGCACCAGCCGTGAAACCTTCTGAAGTGATCCACCGACCGTCCAAGTCCACGGTGAGGTCTGCCAAGGAGCCAGTTCTTGAAGCTGTCAGGACTCCGTTGTCGGTGTTGAACGTAAGACCGTCAACAAAGTCGTCAGCACCAGAACCAGAAAGCGTGGTGTAGGTGATCGCCCCGTTCACGTTGGTCTTTATGATGATCTCACCGGCACTCCCGTATCCCGTTCCGTTGGACATCCAAAGAGCAGACTGCCCTTCGTTGGGGTCGGCGGGTTCGGCGGTCATTGTCAGGCCAAGCGGGCCAGCCCCCCAGCCCAGAGTCATCTGGTTAGACCACGAGCTACTGTTGTCAGCCAGTTTTCCCAGTGGCGCGTTCCTGTCCGCCGCGCTCTGTGAAGCCCTTCTCTGCCTTGAAGGGTCGCTTCCCTCGGGTACTCTGGCCGATCCCCTCTTGGGCATTATGCTTTCCTCCCCACGGAGTGCCACCGACTCGTACGTCGCCCAGTGGTGCCGATTGTGATTCCAAGTCTCTCAATCGCCCAGTCCTTGTCGACCAGTTCAACAGTGGAACCGACTGGGTAGTTTCTGGTTCCAGCATCCGAGACAGACAAAAAATCTGGGGTTGACGAATCAACATTGTCGGTGACTGAGGCAATGGTAAAAGCCTCCCTGAGTTCTGGGCTGCTTTGGTGGGTTACGACGACTATGTCTCCTGCCGCAAAACCTGTGGTGCTGCCGTTGACCACTTGGAGACATTTTTTCCAAAAGCCTCCAGCAGTTTCATCGTCAAAGTCGTATTCTGCCGCCAGTGTCGTGGACGCAGCGTCAGACTTGACCTTGATCATGATGTCGTGGGCAATGGCCCTGTCCCTCACGACGTTGTTCTTGCCAGCAGACCAAGATCCGCTGAACCTTGTCAAAGGAGCCTCGTCGGATGCGTTCACGATCTCCTCAGCCGTCTTGCCGACCAACACGTCGTAGTCAACCTTCGATGAACCCTCGGCAAGGGTGCAGTTCATGCCCGTTAGCGACACCTTCTGAGAGTTGGACAGGTTGAGGGGGCCGTAGTAGACGTGAGAAGAGATCGGGGTTTGGTACTGCCCGAGGTAGTCCGACTGTGCCGTCAGGTCCCACTTGTACAGCGAGCCGTCCCGTCCACCCAAGAGAAGCGTTCGATCCTCAGGGGCGTCGCCGTCGAATTCGTAAACCGACACGGCGTTGTGGGGGTAGATGTTGGCATTGAGTCCTGTTCCACCCCACCTCGCCTCAAACTTGTCTATCCACCACGAGCCGGTCCTCGTGTCAAAGTAATAGTGTTCGGTGTCTTGAGTTGACTTGATAGGCGACACGAAGACATGAACACCCTGCTCCCGCTCGTTCCAAGCCAAGCGGATGATGTTCTCGGACATGTTGATCTTTGAGGTTCGCTCTCGGATCGACCTGTTGGTAATGTCCTTCGGTGGCTGGTTGGGGGTGACGACGTACACGCCCCCCATGCTTCCGAAGAAGTATGCCGCACCGGCTGACGACTTGCACCACGGTCGCCCCCAAGCCATCCCGATAGTGGTGGACAGGTAGTCGAACTGCGCACCAGCCGCAGGGTCACCACTAAGTTGCAGCAGGGAATGGTCGCAACCAAACAACAGCACATCGTTCCCAAACGGAATCATTGCGTTGATCTTGTCAGCAGTACCGCCAGCGGGTGAGCCGACTGATGCCTGCGCTTGCTGTGAGTCCTGAGGCTCCACCGAGTAGTCGAAGTCAAACGGGTTGTGCTGTCGGGTCATGTACCACTCGGCAGGTAGGCCAGCAATCCCAGACAGAACAATCCGACCGTTCCAGACCTCAATAAGCCTTGGTGTTCCCCCGGTGGGATCGACAGGGAAAACCCCCTTCGGTTTACCGGCACGGACGTTGACCAGCCCGTCGTTTGTTATCTCCTGCTGGGAGTAGGTCAGTATGTTGTCCGACCAGCTTTTTACCTCACCTCTGGTCCCGCCAAGAGAGACTGGGTGGTCGTAATACTTGCTGTTCTGACCGTCCGCGAAGAAAATCCTAGACCCATAGGGAACGGCGTGGATCACCGGAACATCCGTGGCCAATGCGTTGTCGCCGTTTTGAACCTTTGGGAAAGCGATGTCGTTAACCCTGCGGACAGTCCCGCCGCCAACAGCGAGGGTCACCGTCTGTCTGGTCGACCTCTTGATTCCCTGATCCAGAGCGAAGTTGGAGGCCACTCCCATCTTGTCGCACAGCCGGTTGTTGTTGTCGGCATGGGTGGCGATCAGCGTATTGCCACTCCCAGACCCAGCGTGTGCTTGGTTGATGTTGTCCACCCTGACAACCCCAAGGTTCACCTGTCTGTCAGCGGTTGTGAGGGCCTCCGAGTGGGACAGGTAAACCGACCCGTTGGTCTTGGCACGGACGTACGTCAGTTCCGCCATGCCACGTGGGGTGAAGCTGATCGGGTCCCCCTCCCCTCTCCTGACCAGTGCGATGGCTACTGCTCCAGACCCGTTGCCGCCGGTAATTGTTATCTTGGGGTCGTCTTCGTACCCCGCCCCGGCAGTCCCAAGTGCAATTCCGGTGATTGTCCCCGGATCTCCCGACCCGGCACTTTGGTCAATCGTGACCGTACCCGCCACTGCATTTTCAGAGGCCCCTGCGTCAGTGCTGACTGTAATCGTAGGAGCGCTGTCGTAACCAGACCCGCCGTTCAGAACGACATACTCGTAAACCGCACCAGCCGTACCGGACGAGGCTTCGCCTTCCTTGATGCGACACACCTCACCCAACGCCCTCGTGAGCGTGTGGGTTCCGTCCCCGCTGCCGTCGTTGGTCAGGTCAACGTGGGTTGATCCGGTCATCGCCGTTGCCAGCTTGAAGTAATACGTGTTCGTCGTTGTGGACAACGCCAAGTTTCTTATGTAGTAGGTGGCGGTTGTCGACAGCGGGGCGGGGAGAGTACCCGTGGTTGAGATTGTCACCTTGTCCTTGAGGGAGAAGGGGAACGTCTCCGCTGCGAACCCACCGAGGTAGTTGTCTCCATATCCCTTGCTGTCGTCGAAGTCGACGTTCTGTTGTACGAACTCAAGCTTCGCTTCGGAGGCGTGGTATGCCCTGAAGCTGGAGCGGCGGAAGTGGCTTGTCGATACGTCGGCTGCGGAGTGGTACAGGTTCCTGTCCAATTCAGGTTGTCTACGCCCGACAACATACATCCTGTCGTTGACGGCGTCGTAAGACACAGACCGGCCAGCACCAACCCCACCCCAGCCACTTGGGTCCATGTCCTCGACAAGACGGACTACAGCACCATCCCTATCAACAACAAACAGGACGTGGCGAGGTGTCGCAGAGGTGTTTATGCTTTCAGAGGCGGCACACCAAATGTTCCCCTTGGTGTCGGCGCAAACCTCCCACGGGTAACCGGCGCTGGTACCGAACGACGCACCGGAGCCGGTGATGTGGATCACCTCCCCTGTCTCTATGGATCTCTGGATGACCTGTACGCCGTTCCCTGTACCCGAGCCGAAGTCTGTAAACTGAACCAACCGGCCACGGGTTGCAGCGAGTCCGTTTCCCTCAACCCTGACACCGCAAGACTTCCACCCCCTCTTGCCGATAGTCGTTGAGGTGGTGACCGAGTCTGTCGAGTTGTCGATCCACGCCTCCAGTGTGGGTGTTGTTGCGGTGGAGGTGAGGTCCAGACGCAGGATCTGCTCGGTAACAGCGGGGCTTGTTGTCCCTGCTACATATCCGGTGGCCCTACCGGACGATGTGTTGTCCCAGTTGATCACCCACAGGTACAGGTAGTCCCCATAGATGACGCTCCCGTTCAGGAACCAACTTACGTTGGTGGCTGTAATAGAATTGACTGCGGTGCTTGTCCAACTCTTTGTCCACGTGTCCCTTACTGCATCAGGGGGATCTGTGATCTCATCCCCGAACTCGTCAGTGAAGACCCACTTCTCGACAGTCAGGACATCGGGGGATTCGTCGGTGGACCTTATAACGAACAGGTTGTCGTCGAGGTCGAAGTTCGTCCCGTGTATGACACCGCCCGACCCGCCCATCTGCTGGCCATCTGGGATCACCCCGGCTTCCCCTATGTCGGTTATCGACGCACTGACGCCCATAACCTGAGAGGTGCTGGCTGACCGCACGGACAGGAAGTCTGAGCCAGACATCTCCTCTAAGTTCGATGTGGAGATGTGGCAGATGGACTGGATGCTGTTGCCGTGTTGGAAGCTTGAAGCGGTGGACTTTAGGGTCCGATTTACCGAGTGGAAGTTCCTGATCCCCGGTCGCTGGCCACCACCCATGCGGCCCCTGTCAGCATCCGAACCCAGCCAGTTGAAAGGCCGCACGTTCTGGGCCTTTGGGGTGGAGTTCGCCTGTTGATCCTCAAAGGGCGCTAGCTCCTTGATACCCTCGTATGGAAACGGGATAGCCTTGTCGATTTGTTTTCGCGCCATCCATAAACTCCATCCCGCTATGTATACACGACGGTAAGTTTTGGCTTCCCAGAGCTAGAGGCTACGGTTTCCACGTCAGAGAGGTCATCATCACCCGACCCTGTACAAGTTCCCATGTTGTCTTCAACCGGACCCGACAGGAGCAGGGTGATGTTGTTTCCCGAAGACCAACCTCCTCTGGCGATCACCGCCTCAATCTCAGTCTTCACGTCTATCGTATAGGTCTCGGCTTGAGAACTGGGTGTTACACCAGATAACGACCAATCATCTTCTTCGCATCTGTCCACGACTGACGTAGCCGCTGCGGCGTTGACCGGCTGGGACGTGTTGTCCGCATCTTGGATTTTCAACAACCAAGTTGCGCTGGTTCCAGAGTCGCTGGCCGTTTTCACGGTAAGGGTTGCCGATGAGATCGTGGCTGATGACGCCACGTCGAGGACGAACATCATCGCATACGTGGCGTATCCCGTTCCGGTAGAGGCCGACCCGATCCGACCATCACCGGCTGCTGGGGTTGCCACGAAAGTCGGTTCGGGATCTTCCATCGGTGCAAGCGGATCTAACCCCTCGTCAACACCCCAGTCGTCGAAGGCATTTACTTCATACGTGGTAGTGCCACCAGACGCTGACGACCGCTTGCCACCAAGGAAGATAGCCCGCTTAGACATCGTTAGCCTTTCAGGAGGACCGTGACGTTTCTATCGGTACCGTCGGAGGTCTTGAGCTTCACGTAGTGTGCAGAGAACAGTTCGTCGGGGAACGAGACGGCTTCGTTGGCCCCAGCGTTTGTTATAGTCACGTCGTCGCCGGTTTGACCCACCAGCTTGAAGTAAGTCACGTCGTCTTGCGACACGTGAATCTCCGTGGTCCCCGGTGCGTTTCCGAAAAGAAAAGTGCCGCTTGAGAAGTCTCGGAAGTCGAAAGACTCCGAGTCAGCCACTGCGTCCGAACACAGCACGGTGACTGACGTGGCATCCCTAAGGATAGCTGTCATTGTCAGGCTCCTCTGCGGCTAGTTGATGGTCAGGGATGTGAACGTGCTGGCTACGCCACGAGCGGCGGTGTTCACATACAACAAGTTTGTCGTGCCGCTGCCGTCTGAACGGAGGTAGATGCACCCCGGCGCAAACCCGAGGCCGTTCGTGGGCGCGCCATCCCCAACGAGGAAAACGGTGTCCCCGATCTCGTCCGCAGCAATGATCCCACTAGCATCCTGCAATCTTTGTGTAACGGCCATCAGTCTCTCCCTAATCAGTAAATGTCCCAGAGATGTTCTTGTGACGGATGCGGGAACCGAACAGGTATTCCCGTCCCATGACAGATCCTACATCGGATCTATCTGAATTGTAACCTAGTGTGTGAGGGCCGCTCATGCGGCTGTCTAGGTCAATAGAAGAAGCCAGAGACTCAATGAACCTCTGGTAGTAAACCCCCTGTGCCTCGTCCAGCCTGCGCTCTGCCTCTGCTAGGCAAGAGTACAGTATAGTCTCGGCGTGGTCAGTTCCACCATAGGGAATGTCAGTGCCGTCGAGGTTGTCCTGCGGCCTGACCCTGTACTGCATCTTCAGTACATAGGCCCCAGAAACGGCTGGCCAGAACATGATCTCCCTGCGGGTCCCTGTCTCGATTCCGGCGTTCTTCGTGCGGATGGCGGCGACCTGAGGCTTCGATCCGTTGGTCCCGATGTAGTCCCGCTGGCGAAGCTCCCTGATCCGGCCCTCGCCCACGATCTCGACTGAGTACCAAGCGTTCTCCTTCTCGACGTAGGTCAGCGGGGCGATCAGGCGACCGAAGTCGTCGGGGAGCGTGTAGTCGTCTTGGTGGAGGCGGTAGGTTGTGAGGGCAGCGACGTTCGCGCCGGGGTTGTCGTCAGCGTGCAGGACCAGAGTGGTCGCGTTATGCTCCGACTCAATGGAGTAGCTGACCCCGTTCATCTCAAGCTTGTAGTTGGGGGCGGTGGAATCTGTCAGCCCGTGTTCCGTCGTGAAAACGGCGTGCCTGTTCGGGCTGTCCGTGTACGTGACCGTACCTGCCGTGATCGGCGCACTCAGCACGAGGTTGTCCGTCTTGTCCAAGAAGGACCACTTGTGGGCTTTACGCTGGCGGATCGGCGGCGGGTTGTAGAACTGGCGAAGGCCAGACCGCACGACCGACTTCGCGACCTCCTTCTCCGCACTGTCCAGAAGGTCGAACGTAGTGTTTGGGGTGGTTGGGTCTAGGGTGCCGCCGTACAGGTGGAATGCCACCTGAGACTTTAGCTCGTCGAAGTCCATCGAGAGTGAAGGCTCTGCCATCTATGACCCCTATGTAAAAACGTACGGGGCTGGGGTTGCGGGAAACCCCAACCCCGTACGGGCTGAAAGGGAGGCGAATCCCTTGGGCTTTACTGAACGACTCCTGCGGCGAGGAGCTTGCCAAGGCTGAGGACTGGCGCGCCGGTTGACTGGGCCTTAGTCATGGCCACGAAGTATCCCTGAGCAACGGCTGGGTAGGACACTTCCAGCTTCTTGACAAGGATGCCGTCACTATCAACGCCTGCATACACCTTGATTACAGAGCCGTCACACAACATCCCAACCTTGAGGGCTGTGCCAGCTACGGCATCAACACCAGTGTCGGTGGTGGAGATGTCGGCGAGGTCGTCGCTTCCATCCTTTCTCTCGGCAAAGTAAAGGCTCCCAGAACCCCCGCTGTCCGCAGGAATCCACAGTCCGAAGGAACCGGCAGCCAGTGTGATTTCTACGTCGGGGGTCGGACTGGCGTCGAAGTCGACAAGGGCGTCGCCATCGCGTCCAGCGTTGGCGAAGCCGATGAACACTGCGTTGTCGTTGTCGGCGATGCTGTCAATGTTGATTGAACACTGAACCGCAAAACGGTTCCCGCCCAGAGGGAACTTGTTAAGGCTGGATATCACAGCCGCATTATTGGCACTGGAACCCGCCGTCATCGTCAGTCCGTTTGTCGCGTGGTGTGAGAGGGTTCCCTCTGCAATAACGCGATCAGTAGAACCGGCGGCTGCGGCAAGGACCTCCTTGAACGAGTCTCCAATAGCAAGGAGGTCGCCACCGGAAGCGATTGCCATGTTCTTGATGGGGAATTTCCCGAACAGCAGCGGGTCCAGCCTGTGTACGTCGTGGGCCGTCGTTGTCGGGTTGTGGGGAAGGTTTGAGGGCATAGCTTTCTCTCTTTCTGTGTTATGAGTCTGCCAACTTCAAAAGGCCCCCGCCACGCATGGCAGAGATGGCTATGGCGGGGGCCTAAAAAGTTTCTCTTCTCCTAACCCTTAGCCAACACAAATTGGCTACGTCGGTCGTTACAGAAGAAGTTATAGGTGCAGTCAACATACTGGGTAATAGTACGGTGATGCAGGGGGTGCGGGGAGACTCTGGATTCCTTCATGTATTCCCCACGGAGGAACACTGGCTTGAAGTTGTTCCAGTTCACGCCGTACACGGCATCAATCTTACTAGTACCCGAGTACACGTCGTCATCAATCTTCGGAACCCAGATAACGGGGTTGCGACGGAACTGCACAAGGCCGTCCTTGCTCGCTACATCGTTGCCCAGATTATCGTTTTGCGATTCCAAAATTTCCTCCATCTTGGAGATGACTGCGTACGTGGTGTAGTACGCATGGTCAACACTCTTGTTGGAGAAAGGTCCATCGACGGGCGGCTTGAAGAACGTCTTCACAGATGCTTCCCTCATCTTGCGGATGAGATCGCTCTTTGAGACATTCGTGTACTTGCCGACCCAGTTGCGCCACTTACTGTCGTCATTGACGCCATTCTCGGCAACACTGGGGGCAAGACCACCAACCTTGGTGTGACCCAAGTCGGTGTTGTCGTCCTTGACGGGCAAATCGCCCTTGAAGCCAGCAGTCGCCGGAGGACCGTCGATGCTGGTTTCCCCACTGTCCTTGGAGATCCAGTACTTGATTCCGAGAGGTTTGACTTCGTCAGAACTGGCCGGGGGTTCGCCCCAGAAGTTATTCTCCATCAACTCGGCCAACGAGGTCATCGCGTCGATACGCGAAACCTTCAACAGGTCAACAAGACGGGCCGGTTCACGGTTCATCGCAATGATCCGCTCTTCGATGGCCCAGTGCGTCTCACTGTGACGCCACCCAACCTGCCCCGTGTCAAGCACGTCGGCGGTCGTCGGGTTGTCTTCTTCATTCAACTTCACGTTCCGTGCAGCATTGTTGCTGTACAGGCGGACGTTGAACTGGTGACCGTAGCCACTGCCGAACTCGACCCGCTTCTTCCGAAGCAGTTCGGGCATCGCAGTGTGTTTCTGGAGAGACGGCACGAGGTCCGTCCACGTCAGCTTCTCGAAGTTCTTCAACGTCGAGACGATCAGGTCAAGATAGTCGCTGCTGTCTCGCACAGACGAGACGTTCGCAAGGTCAGATGCGATTTGGTACGCCATAGTTCAAAACCGTCAAATCCATCCCTTTTCTTTTTGCCACTTGTAAGCAGCCTGAATAGCAGCCTGCTCTGCATCGGCGGGCTGGGACTCCGTGTGCGTCGGCTTGGCCGTCGTCTGGGAACCCATCTTCTTGGATTTCTCTGACGCCTTTCTAAGAGTTTGGTTTTCGATGACAGATCCGAAGGTCGCCCCATAGGCTTCCTTCACCAGTTGCCGCATGACGGGAACAGTTTCACCGCGAGCAGCGTATCCATAACCGAGGCGGGAAACCGCATCCGCCAAAGTCTTACGGTTGCCAGCACTGTCGGCTCCTAGATCAACATAGGAACCTCTGCCGAACAACCCTTCGTCCATAGTATTACAGATTGCATCAAATTCGTCAGCCTTAGCCTGTGCAGCACGCTGCTGCTCCTTAGCTTGCAGGGCATTATTTATGCCCTTTAGCTGCTCTAACTCTGACTTCATATCAGAAATCTGATTTGAATAATGGCGGTTCATTTTTGACAACGGGTCATCATCGTCAACCTCGTCGTCAAACTCGAACTCGTCCGTGCCGGTGTACTGCGGCTGGTTGTGTTCAACACCAACAGCAGAACTAACCTGCTGAACCATTCTCTCGAATGCAGCAGGACCCCCGGCGAAGTTCATGACCTCGTCGCGGCTCAGGTTGAGGTAACGACCCCAGCTAAAGTGGTCGTCTGACCAATTGTGCTGGGGGGGAGGCGTCGAATCAGGCTGTGTCGTCCCACCACTTTCCCCTCCGTCAATATCGACGGAGTCAACTGCTTCTGATTCTTCCTCTGTCTCGACTTCCGCTTCGACCTCCTCAGGGATAATTAGCGTAGGCTCTTCGTCTACGTACTCGTTCCCCTCGTCAATTCTCTGCTGGACTTCATCGTCTGTGATGAAGGCTTCCGGCTGTGCTTCAACCTCTTCCACGACTTCTGTTTTCTCTTCAGCCATCTTGCAACTCCCTTAGTGAATACCGTCTTTATTGTGCATACCGATCTTCTTCAGGAAGTCGGTTTGATGCCTCAGACTCGTGAAGTGAGGTCGGCCCATCTTGTCAAAATGGGTTGGCACCCCGTGCTTCTTAGCATGTGCAATTGCCGCCTCTCTGTCCACGGGATGCACGGCTGCACCCTCCGACTTTATGACAGAAGACGACTCCCAAGACCGCCGAATGTTACCGGCCCCCTTGGGGTTCTTGTTGAACTCCTTACGGGAAACGCTCTTCCCGTTTACTCGGTACACAACCCCCATGATTACTCCTAATATCCGCCTTGGCTAAAGCCGCCGCCGGGAATCTGTGGCAACGGTCCCGACTGGGGGAACACCGGCCTGTTTGCGGCGGCTGGTGTTCCAAGAGGAAGAGGAATCTGACGTACGGGCCTGTTAGCCGCAGCGCGGATCGGCGGCGGTGGCGGCTGAGAAAACCCCTGCATGTACGGGACGCCACTGGCCTCTTGGAGTTCCTTCTGAGCCTTGAAGATGCGGCGTTGTATGTCAGCAACTCGCTGCGAGGCTTTGTTTATCTTCGACTCCAGTTTCTTCCTCTCCTTGGGGACCTTGTAACCAAGGAACTTCTTCCCAAGCATTCGAGAGGGTCTACTGGGGTCCCTTTTGTCCCCCCGAAGAAACGCAGCAGCGGCCTCGGGGCCTTCCTCGAAGTGCAGCCTTCTCCACTCCTCAATCCGATGATCCTGCGGAGTCATCCTCGGAGGGACCGCTGGACCCATTCCCCCTGCTGGATGAACAGGAAATTGTGCTGGGGCTGCTGGGGCGGGAGGCAGTCCAGTCCTAGCATCCGTGATGTTGTAACCCGCGCCGGGGACCTCCATGGAGGCAGAAACTCGACGGAGGGCTTCTGGGGGTGGCGTTGGTCTGTACTGGGGCGGGTATGCCATGTCTGTCTCCTAACGTGGGTACGTCGTTCTGTCGTACTGACTGCGGAATGGGTACTGACCGGCTGGAGACCAAGGGTTGAGCCGGTTCCTTTGAGTGTCCATCATCCCTTCCCTTACCGGTTGGTACTGCAACTGGGCGGGACGACGTGGCGGAACATTCGTGGGCAACGGTGGCGGCGGTGGAGACTGGTACGACGGTGGAACCAGCCGAGAAAAAGGTGGTGGTGGCGGCGATGTCGGCCCCATGATCGACTGGGCGGTCAGGCTGGGGGAAATCCTCTCGGGCCTTTCTGCACCCCTCCGCAGGCCGTCCATCTCTTGAAGGAGATCACTTAGCTCCTTCTCAGCTTTTCTCTTCTCTCTGGTGAGCTTGTCGATGGCCTTCTTGTGCTTTCGTTCCTTTTCTGCCATCTTCTTTCGCCATCCATACTGGCCGGTCTGACTTTGCGGCGTGTACGGAGGGAACGAGGACCCCGGCAATGGGCGAGGTACGGTCACGTCGGGGACCAGCATCGACGGGGCAACCTCTCTCTGAAGAGGCTGTCGCGGGCCGGGGTTCGGCCCGTGCGGCTCGTAGTACCGAGGCATGGGGCTGGTTCTTCCCGGCACCAGTGGTGACGAGCGAGTTGCCTGTGCTGCCGCACGTGGGTCTCTTGAAAACTGCGTCTGTTGGATGTCAGACTGCCGAGATGGACCCGCCTGACTCATACGGCTTTCAGGTGGAATCGAATAGTTGGCGGCGACCCTCATACGACCACTCCCTGTGTTTTCTCTATCACGTTTCCTCATCCTCTCCAGATGTTGAGCCGTGTTGGGGTTCCAAGACTCACCCCCAACGAACGTCCTGATGCCCCCCCTCTCAGGGTACTCACCGGGGGGGTAGTAACGAGGAGGCCCTGACTCTAGGCCGATCTCGTCCCTCACTTTTTGGCGGTAATACCAATCCCTTATGGCCTTCTCCCCAGCAGCTATGACGTGGTCTGGGGGCATGTTGGATCGTGTCCCCAGATGCAGACCGGTTTCGGGATCGAATTCCTCGTAGTAAACATCCTGCTCGATGATTTCGGTCATTATCCCATCCCTGTTAGTTGTCGCATTGCGCCAGCATTTTCGCTGCCCTGATTTCTACCACCCATCATGGTGTTGATCAACGTCTGCTCCGCGCCCTGAGGGGTGGCCCCCGGTCGGGATATTCTCTCGTTGATCCTGTGTGTCGTGCTGGGGGAGCCGACCTGACCCTCCTCGGAACCCTGTGTCAAGCTTCCCAAGCCTGAGGGGGTCTTGATGATGTCCAGCAACTCTGGCAAGTCAGCGTACTTGCTGTACATCTTCACAAGCTCAGAGAAGTTGATCTGCATGCCTTGCTGCATCAGCATGGGCATGGCTGGCATGAACACGCCCGTGACCAGTTGATTCAACTGCTGCATCCGCTGGGCCGGTGAACGATACTGCATCGAGTGCGGTTCGACGTTGATCTCGTAGTTGTAGTATTTTGCCCCGATCCGATCCTCTGGGGTCAACGGAGAGTCAAGGGGGTCCATCCCCCCGCCCAGTTCAATCTCCGCTGGGTAGGTCTCTGTCGGGTTCTCCCAAAGGTAGTGTCCGAAGTCGTGCAGCACCCTCTTCGTGAAGAGATACACACGGTCCTGCATTCCAGACATTCGCTGGTTGGCCGAGGAGTAGAGCAACTGGTCCTGACCAAGGGTCTCGGCTTGGGGGCCGAGGCCACCCAGTGCGTCCAAGTTGCCGTTCAGCCAAGAGAACATCTCCTTCGACTGAAGCATGAATGCAAAGTTGCTTTGATCCACCCCGCCAAAGCTCTTTGCTTGAATGGCGTCGGGGTTGTCGACCGCAACGACATCTCCGTCACTTGCCAAGCGGAGGCGTTCTGCATCCTCGCTATCCTCACCACGGGTCACGCCGACATGCTTCACCCGCTGTGCCTGACGATCAAGCTTCCGGTACAAGCCGTTGACGATGCGGTGCAAGCCCTGCCACAGCATCGCGGGGGCGAGGGGCATCGACTGGCCGTCCACCTCATTGAAGAACAGCTTGTGGAAGGGGCCGTTCGGGGGACCGTCCCAATCGACGACACGAAGAGGAGGGCCAGAGTCGTTGGGGATGACCGTGAGGAGCAGCTTCTCCTTCGGCAGGTAAACCTCCCACAACTCAATTCGCGGGTCCATCTCCTCGTCTGCGGACGACCATCCCTGCGACAGGGTGTGGATGCGTTCGTCGCCAGACTCGTTGAAGTTTGAATACTCTGCGTTGCGGAGTTTCTCTCTCACGTTCTTGCGGAACGACTTGTCCTCGACAGCCTCACTCCTCAGGATGCGATATCGGTGACCCTCGTAGGCGACTTCTTCGGGGACACGGGCCGTCATGTCGTGAACCCAGTCGTCCAAGAGGATGGACTCGACGAAAGGCTCGGTGCGACTGAACTCGTAGCCGTCCACGGAGTAGTCGCCCAACGACTGGAGGCCGACCTTCACGATGCCCATGCTGAACAGGGCCGACCGAACCGCACGCTGCAACGCTTGGTGCAGCTTGTAGTCTGTCAGCTTCTGATTCATCACGACCTCAAGCTTCTTGGCCTGAGACCGGAACTGGGGGTTTTGGCAAAAGATCGAAACACGAGGTGGCCGTGAGGCCAAGTTCTGCTGATAGATGTTCGCAGACAACTCCATCAGGTTGACGTGAACGGGCTTGGTCGCTGCGTCGTCGGAATAATAAACCCCGACATACTGCTCGATAGCTTCCTTGTGCCTGCGGCGGAACGGCTCCAGCTTCCGGCGAGACGCCTCAAGGGCATTGTGGAGACGGTCCATGTGCTTTGAATTCTTAGGATTCATCAGTCCCACCCATCCCTTGCCAATGCCTCGTCCCTAGCCCTCTGATTGCGACGCCACTGAAAAGACATGACGTGAGGGGGAGCGGCGTGCTTGTGTTTTCTTTTCTGCTGACGTTCGCGAACCACCTTACAACACAGGGCATCAGCGATAACAATGTCACCGTGGTTGTCTCCAGAGTCGGAGGGATCTACCGAGTTCAACGCACCACCGTGTTCGATGCGTCCGTTCGTGGTGTAAATAAACTCCAACGCTTGACTGATTGCCTTGAGGGATGGATTCAAAAACGTCTTTGCAACAAGAGAGTCCCTGTAGCCGGTTAGTAGGTCCTTCTTCGCCTCGGCACTACTAAACCACCCCGGCCTATCTGACTCCTTGCGGCGAATACTGGTCTCGTCAGTCTTGTAGTATATGTTCGAGTAACGGCAATCGTCCACTACCGTTCGTCCGAAGGTTCGCCCCGGCCCAGTTGCTTCCCAGATAAGGTAAGCACCTCTTCCGCCAGAGCCGCTGAACATGCGGCACAACGCAACAGCCAACTCCGCAAAACGATTCGCGCTGATCTGATTAGAACAAAGCTCTGCGACCTTTTCGCCCGATACACGATCCCCCACTGACAGAGCAGAATCGCTCGCCCCAGTACCCTGAGACACATCGCAACCAATAACGTAATCGCGGTCGCTCGGAGGATTGCCTTCTTCGTCAAGCTCACACCATATCCTTAGGTCGCCCTTTTCATCCTCAATATACTCGGGTTCGTACCCATCTAAAACTCTGAGGTTTCCAACACTGGTTGGCTCACGGCAAAACTCCAGCTTGAGATCCCTCATCGTCTGCGGGTCGAAGAAGGGGTAGGCCGACCCTTGGTAGTCGATATCAAGCTGGGTGGCGATCTCAACGGCGTGACTACGACGAATACACTCGCGGTCGTACCAAGGAGAACGGAACCCCTCTTCTCCGCTGGGGACCTCTCCTACGAACTTGAAGTCCTTGTCGTAGATGTAGTCCTTGTCGATGATCTCCACCCCGCCAAGACGAGAAGGCCGGTACAGACCAGCACCCTTCTCGGGGTGAGCAGACCAGTGCATCCTGATCCTTGGGGTCCCTCCCTCCAACTGGGCGAAGAACGCATTGCCCGTTCCGTTGGGGGTCGAGTTGAACAGGCGGGTGTTCGTGTTGTCTGCCGTCGCACTCAACACGTCCCAACCTCCCTGATCGAATGCGGCGAACTCGTCGATGAGCATCGCCGTACGACGACCGCCACGACCGATGTTGTCCGTGGTCGACTCGCCCTCGATCTTTGAGCCGTTCTCCTCGTTGATCAGCTTCAGCTTGTTCCGCTTCCTCTGAGGACGCATCCACGCAGGAAGACCCTTGAGGATGAAGTCGATGTGAGAGAACAACGAGTCCCCCGCACCATCCACCAATGCCTCCTTCCGGCTAACCATCAGGAAGCTCTCCATGGGCCGGAACAGCCAGTGGTAGGCAAACGTGGTCAAGCAAATCCACGAAGCCCCCATGTCACGGGACTTCTCCACGATGACATCCGTCATCCCGATGGACTCATCAAGACACAGAAATGCGTTGTCTTGGAAGGGCCAAGTGATGAACGGCAGCTTCGGGCTGCGACCATCCTTGATCACACGGGGGTCATACGTCCACGCAAAAGCATTGATCCAAAACAGGATGTCCCTGCTACAGGCGTCCCACAGGTCACGCTGTAGACTTCTGTCGCTTCCGCTTCTTTGGAGGATCGTCTGCCGGAACAGCAGGTTCTCCTCCAGCGTCTTCGGGACTTCCGAGACCAGCAGCATCCCTGAGGAGTCTGACCATCGAGGCGATTTCATCTGCGGAGCGCGTGGCATCTTGAGCAAACCCCTCCATTACCTCGTCAGAACTCTCCTGACGAGATACCATCCGCATCCACTCGACGTAGAAACTCTTCGGGTCGGTGCGGGCAAATTGCAACAATCCCCAAGCCCCGCTACTGGGACTCTCCTTCGGGGTCACGTCCTCTACGGCGAGGTTGTCATACACCCACTGGTAATCCTGCTTCAAAGAAGAAGTCTCGCCGCCAAACTCCTCCTTCTTCGCATACTTTTTCGGCAACTCGGGGGACCCCGACACCTGCGGGGAGTTGCTGGGGGGGGACGCCGAGGCCCCCGAGTCATAGCCGAATTGAGCAGCCGCCAGAGCGTAGCTCTCCTTCTTGGTATGCCCCCGCAATTCAGCGGCTTGTCTAAAAGCCTTGAATTCGTCCCACCTACCGTCTGCCTTCAAAAGAACAGACAATTCAGTCGAGCTAATCTCTGCCATCATTTCCCCCCAAAGTCTGCTCCAATATCCTCAACGGGAATCTTCTTCATCTCTTCGTCCGTGGGCATCTTTACCCGAGGGTCCAAAGCCCACTCCATCTTGGCCTTCTTCGCCCATGAACGCATCCTGCGTACCGGAACAATCAGATTGAAGCCTTCTCCCGCTCCACGAACAAGCATCCCTACATATCGACCGTCCGTCAAGTACACACCACCGCCACTAGAACCGGGGAATGCCGTGACCGTAGTCTGGTCGTAAATGGTCTTTCCGATAAGTCTCCCATGGGCACTCACGATCCCTGTCGTCATGCTGTTTGAGCCTACTTGGCCAAGCAGACTGCCCACGTGAAATAACTGGGTCCCCAGCTTCGGAGGCTTCGCTTCGTCATAGAAGATCGCACTCGTCTTGATGGCACCCTTCTTGCGAACCTTCAAGATCGCCAAGTCATGCCCGTGGTCCGCATCGCTGTAGCGGATAACCTCCGCATCCAGATGCAGATACCCAACCGTGCGACCGTCCTCCACCAACGTCTTCACGATCTTCGCATCCTTGAACTCGATGATCGTGCGGGGGGTCCCCGTCTTCGGATCAGTCACCTTACGCATGCTACGCAAGCCGTCCACCACGTGACCCGCCGTCCATACGAACGTCGTGCCGTTCCGGTCGATAGCTACACCGCTCCCCTCTGAGAACCCCGCCTTGATCGTGACGCTGATGTCCTGCATGTAGGACGGTACGTCCTTCGGTAACGTCTGCTCGTGGGCCGTAGCGTAGCCAGCCATCAGCGAAATAGCGGCCAGTGCAATCAGCACCTCAACGAACCTTCGTGCGGGGTCCCTTCTCATCACTCATCTCCCTAAGTAGCTTCTCTCGCCAGCAACGATCACGCCACACGCGATCCGTGTACTGACACCAAAACACCAACAACGTCGTGGCAACACTGTTACCAATGACGATTGAACATAGGATCAGGGTCGGGTCCCCCGCCGAACATATAACCACGGCAACTAACTGGGCCACTACGGCCCCCATCAGCACTACCGTCCCTAGCAGTGTAATCAAAAACCATCGCCACATTTGAAATCTCCGTGTCTGTGGAGGCTTGATAAGTACTCTACGTGAGCGAAAGGACGGGAGGGGTCGGTTCGGTTTTCAGGGAAGCAATCCAAAGCAACGGGTCCCATATTCGGCCATTCGTGCCGATCTTAACATAAGTGATGTTATCGGACTGTGCTGGGCTAGTGCTGGGCATTGTGTTTGCGTTGGTGTGTCCAGTGTGTGCAATCCATTGCATTTATGGGGCGAAGTGGGTACGCGCGTGCGTGATTCGCTGCGGGCTTGGGATAACACCAGCCCAGCCCCCCCCATCCATCTGATTTATTTTCTAATCATCCTCGAATTATCTAATGGTCAGCCCATAGGTTGCCGATAACTACTGTAGCGACGGATCGCTGAGCGGTGGAAAGCCCCCACGATGGGATGTCGCTACCACACCGGCTGCTCTACGATCCAGTGGC